GGGGACCATGACGACGAGCTGGTGATCCGCTCGTCAGGCATGACCCGGCGCGATGCGCTGTGGCTTCTCATGGCCGGGGTGGACCATGCGAAATATCTGGATAGTGACTGGTGACGAGACGAAGGGAGAAAGTCAATGGGGTTGCAGGAATACCGCGATTACATCGCGCGAAGGAATGTGGATTGCAGAAAGGGCGGGTTCGCGCACAAAGCAATCAATGCAACGACAAAAGCGCATCAGCAAGCTGTCATAAAGTTTGCGACAGAGCGGGGTAAATCGGCGGCATTTCTAGATACTGGCCTTGGTAAATCGTTGGTGGAGTTAGAGTTTGCAAGACAATGCGCTGAGGAAACCGGAAAGCCGTCATTGATATTGACGCCACTCGCGGTCGCGGGGCAAATGGTTCGGGAAGGGCAAAAGTTTGGCATTGATGCGCGCCAAATCCGGGAACAATCGCAAGTCGGCGCTGGCGTTATGGTCGCAAACTATGAGCGGCTTGCAAAACTTGACCCGGCGGCGTTCGGTGCGGTTGTCCTTGACGAAAGCAGCATCCTGAAAAGCTACGCGGGCCGGACCCGCGCCATGATCGAGGATGCGTTCTTTCATACGCCTTACAAGCTGGCGGCAACCGCGACTCCATCGCCGAATGACCACACTGAACTAGGCAACCATGCCGAGTTTCTGGGCGTCATGCGTCAGCAGGAAATGCTGTCAAAGTGGTTTATCAATGACACCGCGACGGCTTCCCAGGAATGGCGGCTGAAAGGCCATGCGGTCACTGACTTTTGGGCGTGGGTCGCGTCATGGTCGCGTTGCGCAACCTTGCCGTCCGATCTTGGCGGCGATGACTCCGGATACGTGCTGCCTGAGATTGATCGGCGCGTGCATGAAGTCGCGGCTGACCGCATGGATAAAGTCGGCGTAGGGATGCTGTTTCGCATTCCTGAAATGTCGGCAACGTCGTTTCATGAAGAAAAAAGGCTGACCCTAAAGCAGCGTTGCGACATGGCCGCAGAATTGGCAACTCATGACAAGCCCGTCACGGTCTGGTGCGAGACAAACGACGAAAGCGCCGCGCTGGCAAAGATGATCCCTGGCGCCATTGAAGTTCACGGCGCCTTGGACCCTGACGAAAAGGAGAGCCGCCTTTTAGGATTTGCCGATGGTGACTATCGGGTGATCGTGACAAAACCAAAGCTGGCCGGGTTCGGCGTTAACTGGCAGCACTGCTCGCACGCCGTGTTTGCATCAATCAGCTTTTCCTATGAGCAGCACTACCAAGCTGTCCGGCGATCTCATCGGTTCGGGCAATCAGAAACAGTCAGGAATGACATTGTGATTTCAGACACGGAAGCGTCAATCTGGAATGTCATCAATGTCAAATCAAAGAAGCATGACGAAATGAAGCGCCGGATGGCCGATGCCATGCGTGACGCTCAAGGAGCCGCCGGACGCAGGGTTGTGTATGACCGGCCGCTTGATCTGGCATTCCCCGAATGGGTAAGGACAACCAAATGAAGAAACCGGAATATCATGGAAACGGATGGGCTATCCATAATTCGGATTGCATCGAAGGCATGCACGCAATGCCGGAAAGCAGCGTTGATTGCGCCGTTTTCTCACCGCCGTTCGGTGATCTGTTTGTCTATTCAGACAGCGAGCGCGACCTTGGCAACGCCGGGACTGGCGCAGCCTTTATAAATCAATACAAGTTCTTTGCGGAGGCTTTGACGCGCGTCATGAAGCCTGGCCGTGTGGCATGCGTTCATTGCACTGATTTACCGATGCGAAAAGGCCGGGACGGGGCTATCGGGCTGAGCGATTTTTCCGGCGACCTCATCAAGGCGCATACGGACGCGGGGATGATTTATCATGGCCGGGTGACGATCTGGAAAGACCCGGTAGTCGAAATGCAACGGACCAAGGCTCTTGGGCTGCTATACAAACAAATCCGCAAAGACAGCGCCATGAATCGCGTCGGCATGCCCGATTACATGCTATTCTTCCGCGCCCCAGGGGATAACCCGGATCGTATTCAACATGCGGCGCCGGGCGATAAGGAGGCTGTCAAAATTGCGCGCGACTGGTTCCAAGACATGCATCGCAATGGGCTTGCATCAGGCGTTCCAACTGACGAGGCGCTGGCAGAGCTGGTCAAGCACGCCGAGTTTGACGTATACGAATGGCAGAAGCTGGCGAGCCCGGTATGGATGAATATCCAGCAAGGCAACGTCCTGAACCGCATGAAGGTCGATGGCGACGAACGGCACGTCTGCCCGCTGCAGTTGGACACAATCGAAAACTGCCTGAGGCTCTACAGCAAGCCCGGTGACGTAGTGATGGACCCATTTAACGGCATCGGATCAACCGGCTATGTCGCAGTGAAAATGTTCCGCAGATATCTAGGTTTTGAGCTTAAGCCAGAATATGCCGCGCAAGCAGGGAAAAACCTGGCGCAAGCGGATGCGCTTGGCGGGGACTTGTTCAACATAGGGGGTTGACAGCCCGCCCGCATGGTGTATGGTCGGGGCATCAGCAAGAGGGAGAGAGAGCGATGACCAACGACAAGATCAAAGAAATCATCGAGCGGACGGGCGCCATAAGCGTTCTGTGCAATGGCCTGACGCAAGCTAACCGCAGGTGGCTTTCCGCTGAGGTGAAGCGCGGGGCGTATTGGGTATGGTGGGATTACAGTTACCCAAAGCCGGTCAAAAACTGGATACTTCCGCCGGATCGTGGGGGACTATGGCGACTTGCCGCAAGATAAGGTTGATGATGTCATGACTAGGGGCGCGACGGATCAAACCGCTGCGCCTCTTTACTTTGGAACTGCTCGCCATCATAATGCGCTCGAAAGCGAGAGTGCAAGCAATGGTCAATCCAAATCCAGTTCCGCCGCCTGTTGAAACACGCTGGAAGGCGGGACAGTCTGGCAATCCGGGCGGGATATCGCGCGAGAGGCGCAGGCTTATCAATGAAGCCGCAGAGATTGCCGCTCGAGTGCTGCTTGCGCAGATGCAGGCCGTCGAAGAGCAGGCTAGGCGCGATGCCGGAGAGACAATCACGGCGGATGTGCATCGCGTTGTTAAGGACGTGCTGGACCGGGCAGACGGAACAGCTCGGCAATCGATAGATCACACGTCGACGGATGGCACGATGTCACCGACGCGTATCGTGATTGAAGCAGCTCATGACAACGGCCAGGATTAAGCTTCCTCCTAAGGTCGTCGCAGTCCTGTCGCCCAATCGCGGATCGGCGAGGTATCGTTGCCTCTATGGCGGGCGAGGATCGGGCAAATCCTACAGCGCCGCGATCATGGCGGCTGTCTGGGGATACGCAGAGCCGCTGAGAGTGCTTTGCGTCCGGGAATACCAGGTCAGCATCAAGCAGTCTTTTCACGCCGAGGTGAAGGCTGCGATTGAGGCGCATGACTGGCTCGCCGCTCACTATGACGTAGGCGAGGATTATCTGCGCGGATCGAATGGCACGGAGTTTATCTTTCGCGGCCTCCGCAGGAATGAGCAAAGCATCAAGTCTCTGGCGCGCATTGATCTCACCATCGTGGAGGAAGCAGAGGACATTCCCGAGGCTGCATGGCTTGCCTTGGAGGCGACCGTGTTTCGCCAGCCCATGTCCGAGCTATGGTCTATCTGGAATCCGAAGACAGAGAATAGCCCGGTCGACCGACGCTTCCGCAAATGGAAGCCGGACGGGATGCTGATTGCGGAATTGAATTGGCGGGATAATCCTTACTTCCCGGCCGGGCTTGAAGCCTTGCGGAAAGAGCAAGAGCAGAACCTTGACCCGGCAGTATATGCGCACATTTGGGAAGGCGCATACCTGGCGCAGGTGAAGGGCGCATACTACGCCGACCACATCCATCGCGCGCGGCAGGAAAACAGGGTCGGTTTCTTCGTCCGGCATTCGATGAATAAGGTGCACGCCGTTTGGGATATCGGATCGACCTCTACAGCGGCGGATGCGACCGCGATCTGGATTGTCCAATACATCGGAGAGGAACTGCGCTTCCTTGATTATTATGAGGCGGTCGGGCAAGAGTTTTCCGCCCACGTCGCATGGCTGAGATCGAATGGATGGGGCGATGCTGTATGCGTCCTGCCGCATGATGGTGCGAGGCATGACGCGGTTTTCAGCGTCACGCCGGAGAAGTTTCTGCGCGAGGCGGGTTTCCAGACTGCCGTAGTGCCCAATCAAGGCAAGGGCGCAGCGATGCAGCGGGTTCACGCTCTGCGCGGCATATTCCCCAGGTGCCGTTTCCACGAGGAGCGGACCGAGACAGGGCTTGCGACCTTGGCGCTATACCATGAGCGATGGGACGAGGAGCGCGGCATTGGGCTAGGGCCGGAGCATGACAAGTCCAGCCATTGCGCCGATGCTGCGGGCTTGGCGGCGGTCTATGCGGCGCAGGCCGTCAATATGGGGCAGGCGAGGCTTCCGCCTATCAGGCGCAATCTGCGGGGCATTGCATAGCGCCGCACAATGAATTGTGTTAGTGTCTCTGCGAATGGAGGCGCGAATGCAATTACGGGGCTTGGTGGATTTCATTGATGGCGGTGGGCTTGGCAAGGCCGGGCCGCAATTCGAGGGTGGCGCACTGGCTGACCTTCTCAACGCAATCGGCGTGTCGCCTTATGGCGCCAAACGCCGAGCGGGGCAGGTCAAGGCCGTAGGGCAGACGCTGGAGGATATCTTAGGCCAACTGCGGCAATCGCAGATGCAAACGCCAATGCAGGCGCCGACTGCGGCACCGGCGCAGAGCGATGTAAGCCGGTTTACCAGACCGGAGCCTATTACAGTGACGAAACTCGACCGTTCGACGCCATACGGGCAAATGCCGACCGAGGAGCTTGTCCGGATCATTGATGCCGCATTGAGAAAGGCCAGGTAATGCCGTCGACCTATGCTGAGTTGCTGACGACGATTGCCGACACGCTGATGCGTGATGACCTCACATCGGTTATCCCGTCATTCGTGGCTATGGGCGAGGCACGGATCAATCGGGATGTGCGCCATTGGCGGATGGAAAAGCGAAGCACGGCCGATCTGGATACGCAATACAGCGTCCTGCCGACTGACTTTGTGCAACCGATCCGCTTGCAGATGGTGTCCGGCGGGGAGGTTAAGCCGATCAGCACGGCCCAGATGCTGCAATTGCGGGCGGATCGGTCGGACCTTGCCGGAAAGCCTGACAGCTACGCGCTGACGGCGGGAACGCTGGAGCTATTCCCGACGCCGGATCAGGCCTATGAGGCGAGCTTGGTCTATTACGCGCGGGTCCCGGCGCTGTCGGACACGGTGACGACAAATTGGCTGCTGACAGAGGCGCCGGACGTGTATCTGTATGCGTCCTTGGTCCATTCGGCGCCTTATCTGCGGGAGGATGCGCGGGTCCAGGTATGGGAAGCCTTGGCCGCGCAGGCAATTGACCGGCTTAACACGAGTGGCGCGGCGACCAAATACGGTGGGACCGGCCTAGTCATGCGGACACGAAGGGGCGCGCCATGAGCTTTACCAATCACCTTGAGACGCTGATCCTGCAATGGGCTTTCACCACGGGATCGGCAACGCGGCCTACGGCTTGGCATGTGGGACTATTCACTGCGGCGCCGGGTGAGGCTGGCGGCGGGACTGAGGTAACGGGCGGATCATATGCCCGGCAGTCTGCGACCTTTACGGTATCGGGCAACCTGGCCACGAATAGCGCCGCTATCGAGTGGCCTGCGGCAACAGCGTCATGGGGGACCATCAGTCACGCGGCGG